TTTAGAGTACCTGAAATTCCAAGAACTGTCATTGGTAAAGGTTGAGTTTGCTCAATGACGATTTGACCGTCCTTGCCCCAACCTAAATTAGTTACTCTTTTATCTCCTGTAAATTTAGGTATGCTTTGGCTAGTAGGTGTTGATGAAGTTCTAAATGGCAATTGATCGCCATTAATTGTTACACCAACAGTATCATGTAGCCTTACCATAACTTCATTAAAACGTTTCTTTAGTCCTTGTGCTGTACCAGCTTTTGAACCAGCTTCAATACGCATTGTTTTTATCTTAGATACATATTTTAAGCCAATTTCTAAACTTTTAGTTCCTGAACTTGAAGATACGCCAGTAATAGTTACCTCGCCGTTAGAAACGGTTTGGTCTGGATAAACAGCATCGCCAATTAATATCTGAACAACTTGACCTTCTAGGTATTCTAAACCTGTTATAGTTGAGGAATTGCCATTAATTAAGCCGCTTAAAGCGCAATCCATATGCAACAAAGGATCTAGGTACTCAACAAACTTTCTTTTAACGTTATTAATTCTGCGCTCAACAACAATCCATGTTTGGTTTTCAGTGTTTTCTGAAATACTTGAAACGGTTAATACTTTAGCAATCTGTCTTATTGCGTGTCCATCGCCTGTTGCTGTACCAATTTGTACGGTAGTGCCATCTATAGCTTGCTGATAATCTTTAGCCAGCTTTACTTTGTTAGCGTCTTCTACAACTACAAAGTAGGTATCGTTATTAACAAGACCTTGGATTGTTCCGCCTGTTCCTATGACTACCTCTACTTTGTCACCAGTGCTATAGCCGTGGGATGACAACGTTATGTAGCCATCGTTTTCTGAATCAGTAGTGTAGTTTGTTACACTGCCATGATTAAAGTCAAACTGATTGTACCCACCAATAGTGTGCGTATGCCAAGCTATAACGTCTTCACCACGCTCATATGTCATTCCTAGTAACACGCCATCGTCCCGAACAGCCCAATAAATGCTGTCAGGCTCTTGCGCGTAGTCAACATCAATAATTCCAGTGCCAGTAATATGCTCTGCTAGCAGGGTCATATCTGGCGCTGTGTAAGCGTCATCTTCAAACCTATATGTAAATTCTCTAATTTTCCTACGCTGTTTTTGCACAAACAAAACTACGTTACCAATTTGAGTGGGTTGCGTAGTCCATCCACCGTAAGTGGTTTGCTGTGTTATAGAAACGTTATCGGGCTTTAGCGGCTCACCTGTTGGGCGTCCTACTTTAAACTCGCCACCAGAAGTGCCTACAATTAAATCACGCGCTGGGGCTAGCCAACGTATTGTGTTAACTCTGTTAGCCGCAATGGTATATATAAAAGCATCACCAGCTAAAGAAGTGCCTGTGTCAAAGTCATCATATATTCCTGACTGTGAAGCCCATACAGTTTGAGGATAGTAACTGCTTCCCCCAAACACCAAACGTTGCTCATAAAAACTTACTGATACTGGGTATCCGCTTCCACCAGACCATGCTCCTAAATACCAATTTGTACCGTTAGCTCCTATAGTTTCCTTAATAGTCCACCTTGCTACAGTAGCAGAATCAATTGACGTAATAACTCCATAGCCAGAAGTAAGCTTTACTTGCCTACCTATGTCTCCTGAGTGCCATCCTTGAATACCGTTTTCAGTTTTAAAATCAGCGTTATTAGCTGTAAGCGTTCTATTTGTTCCACTAGTAGAATTGCTTGATAAAGTTCTATTGCCTGTATTTTTGTCTAAGAAAGGCCCATTTTTAAATAATGAATCTTCTATTGTCCAACTGGTATGCCCCGTTCTGGAAAGTTTTTGTGGTGGCAAAGAGCTATGAACAATATACATTACGTCAGCGGATTGAGTAATCTGCAAATCATAAAGCTTGTCTGCTGTATAAGGGCTAACAATTTCAAACACTTTTTCGGCAAACCCGCCGCTAGCGTATGCTGTAAATGAACTGGTATTTGTGCTATCTAATGAAAATGTGTCATCATCTATTCTAGTAATTCTATAACGTGACCCGTTAATATTAGTCATGCCGACAACGCTATTAATATAAATGTCATCGCCCGTAACGTAACCATGAGTGTCTATCGTAACAACAGGTGTACTAGATTGGGTTATGTTTGTAATGGTCTTGTCAGCTAAAGTAATCTGACCGTTATCTTTATAAAACCGTATGTATAGATTACCAAACTCAAGAATGTATGCTTGCGTTACGTTAAACTCAAAAGGAATTAACCTAACTGCGTCTTCACTGTTTTTAACTTCAGCAACATATCGCGTCCCATTACGCCGCGTAGCCCCGCCTTGTGGAAACACAACCATGTTTTCCATTGTTTCTACGCCGTTAACGTATTTTTTAAAGTCAGTTTGACCTGCAAGCAAAGGAGAAAGCTCCCCTGCCGTAAAATTTGTTTGGAATGGATGTACTCTAGCCATTTAAATTCTAAAGCTCGTAAACGTGTCTGATTGAAGATCGTCTATAACACCTTCCATGCCATCTACACTACGGGCCTCTGAAAGTTTCTTTTCATAAAGAGCGTTCATTTTATCTAATAGGGATGTACTACCCGTAACTGGATAGCAAAGGTCTACCGACATTTTGGCAGTTAAGGCGTCTACAAATAAGGTATCAAATTGTGCCGCGTCAGTTACACGCGCAACAAACAATATGTTTGCATTTGATTCGTTGGTAACTAAAACTCGCCCGTTTGCTGGGCTATTTTCTATTTTAAATATATAACTAGCTTCCTCCATTTCCAGAACTCGCAAACAATACGGGTCTGTAGGCAAAGCAAATTGAAACGCAAAGCCGTATGGTGGGGCGTCACTAAGCCTTGCCAAACTAGCACGGGTTATAGCAAAGTTCCAAGGGTGTGCGCGTAAAACAGCGTCACGGGCGTCATTAAAAAAGCCATTACACAATCTAGCTCTAGTAGTATCATCGTTTAAAGACGTAATAGGGTCATCGCCCAATTGCCTTAAAGCATTACTGCATATTGATACTTCTGTAGCCATGTGTCATTTCCCTAAATTAAAGGGGCAAGGCACTATTAATGCCAAGCCCCTCGTTTTTTACTTAGTCAGTGACATACAGGATAGTACATTGAATTGTACCGTTTGCAGTTGCACCAGCTAGCGTAACGGTTACGGGTACGCCGTTCCCATTAGCACTAATTTCCGTACCACTGCCTAAAGCAATAGTAGCGCAAATGTCTGCTAGGCCAGCCGAAGCTGTTGCACCTGCCGCCTTATATGCCGCCGCACTAGCAGAAACAGCCGCGTCAGCACTAGAAGTGTGCGCTCCGTAACCTACCGCTAGTGTAGTTGAAGAACCCAAAGCATCATTAGCAAGTGTGCCAGATACAATGCGCGCTCCGTTTGGTAAATTAAACATTTGAATAACATCACCTGCCGCTAGACTTGAGGCTTCATAAGAACCAAAAGCAACACGAACACGCCCTGACATTTCATTTGTTTTAACTTTTTCAGACGGATTGTTTACATCCGTTTGAGTTTTTTGACTTGAATATACAGTAGCCATTGCTCAATCTCCTTATTCTGTACAAGCAATTTCAATAACTTTTTCGTCTTCTACTCGCGTAGCTCCGATAGTCATTGATAAAAATACTTGAGTTGCATAATTCTTGTCAGCACGTTCAGTGATTTTCGTTTGAATATCCTGACCTACTGCAAGCCCCATTGCGCTACGGCAAAAAGCTAATACGGAACGATTACCATTAGCGTCTAAAGCCAAGCGTTGTGTACGCATGAATTTAAATCCCATAAAGGTATCAACATCGCCCTGAACAAGGGCTTTGACCGTATTATAATCTCCTGACGTAATCTGCTCAAGTGCCAAAAGTTGTGACAATTGTTTTGCAGTTACAATCATGTAACGCTCTTCATCGGGGTCAAGATCTGAAGCATCAAGTTTTTCTTTTGCTTCAATTAACTTAGCAATAGTTAAACCTGCTGATCCGTGTACAATCTTTTGAGCCGAAGGAAGTGCAATTGCTGTGCCGCCAGAAGTTCCGCCATAAGCAGATCCACTTGCCGCCGCAATAATTGCGTCATCCATAGCGCGTCCCATTGCCCAAGCGCCAGCCATAGCATATTCCGATTGAGGCGAAATCAACATACGAACTTTATCTTCGTTGTCAATTAAGTCTGCCCAATCGTAATCGTCCATAGTGACTTTACGTCTGGAATGGGGGGTGTCCATGCGCGGTGTATCCGCATGGCGTGAAGTACGTTTTTCTGCTGACACTGAACCAATACGCTCAAAGAAGTGTGCTTTACCATTAACTGTTTCCAACTTAACCGTATCGCGCAATCTCGAACCTTTTTGTTGTGCCAAATGAAACACGTTACTTTTGTATTGTTCGACAAAAGCCGTAGTAATTTGAACTGACATAGGATTCCTCCAATTGTTTAATGTTAATAAACTATTTCTAGTTTACAAGTTTACGGTTTTTATCCTCGCGGGAAACCTAAAGGTGTTACGCTACCACTCAAGCGGGTTGTAAAGCTCCATGCTCACAGTTTTGTTGTCCTTTCGGGCAAAACTTGTTAACTCATTGTATCAGAAATTTGACTTTCTGCAATATATTATGCACCAAACACTTTTTCATGCAATTGTCGCATACGTTCTACTGTTGCTTTATGCTCTGGGTGTCGGTCATTAAAGTAAGGCCCACTTGGCTTTGACATGACTTCATCAATTTCTTGACGAGCATCTAATACAGAAACACGCACACTATTATTTTGTGTGTTTTGCGTCATATCTTCAGTTACTTCTGCACCTAATCGTGCAAATAACTTAATAACGGCAGGGTTGTTTCCAGCCTCGCTGTTCATTAATTCCATAATTTCAGGATCGCCATATACCTGCAAAGCACGTTGGGCAGAACGAATTTGTTTATCGTAATCAAATCCCCATTCTTTCTTTAATCCCTCTTCAACATCGTTGCGTTGAGCCGCAAGTTGGCTATCACTTCCGTTAAGTTGGTTTTGTATTGAACCTTGTTGGTATTCAATTAACGCGGCAACTTGTTCGTTGTTTAAACCAATGTTGTGCGCTACATCGCGGAATTGCGTTATATCGTCTTCACGAAAATACGGCTTCATATCATCGGAAATTTCTATTTCATATTTGTCGGAAGTTTCTGGACGCCCTAGTTTAGTATAAAGTTCTGATCGTTCTTCATCCGTTTTGGGAAGTGGTATTCGACTTCCTAGAACCTTTTGCTGGTGAACGACAGTTTTAGCTAAACTTTCAATATCTTTAAAGTTGCTTAGTGTTGCGTCATTTCGCAACTCTTCTGGCAATGATGACTTCCAATCTTGTGCTTGATTATCACTGCCTTCTACAGACCCCATAAGTGTTGATGATTCTGTTGGGGTTACCTGTTCTGGTGTGGTCATTTCTTCTGACATGTTTACTCCTTGGTTTCCTTCATTAGATTAATCAGCCTAATGATTACTGATCTTTCGCCTTCGTGAAA